CTTCGGGCGTGGATCCGCCCCCATCTCCAGGGCTTCTTCCATCGATGGAATGTAACCCGTCAGTCCAGGCCGTGCCCCCTCGAGTTCCAGCGTTTGCCTTGGCCTCTCCTCTTGGCATAATGTTAAGCCACGATTGTACTGATCATATAATGGCACATCATTTTCTTCGTTGTCGAGATCAGTACCAAAAGTTGCCTGATTCAAACAACGACACATAAGCTCATCAATGATGTTCTGACCGAGTCCATCATTGTAGTCTGCAGAACCGTGCATGAGAATATCTTGGCCTAAATTGCTTCGATTACAATATTAACATGGCAAGATTTTATAACCCACGTAGAGAAAACGCCAACGATCCAGTCGACACATCGATTGGATACAGAGGACGCTTGCAATATGATCCTAGGCAAGATTCTGGATCCTCGGGCGGTGAAGTTACAGACCTGACACCGGAACGTCAATACGACGTTGACTTGCGGCGTTTAGATCCTGGAGAAAGAGCGACGGCCAATGCGGCAGATACAGCCAACGAAATTCAACAGGATCGAGTCTCACGTTTTATGAAAGCTTCTCGACTTGCTGGAAAACACAGGGCACAAGCCGAAACACGTTACCCAATTATGGGAAACTCGGTTGGCAGGTATCCGTCTTCTCGCGGTGGAGTTGTTCTTCCAAGCCTGGGAGATGCACCAGGGGGTAGGGGCAGCGTTAACTACCCCAACAAACCACAATCTAGTACCGGCAGACCCTATAACTGGCGCGACTCCTTCGGTTGATCAGACCTTACTGAAGACCACCTTTGGTGCTTGGTTTTGATACTTACCTTTACGATCTTGGTAGCTCACTTCGCAGGGATTCCCGCGATAGAACAGGAGTTGGGTAACTCCTTCATCTGCGTAAATGCGATTAAAGAGTCCCGTGCAGTTGCTGATTTCCAGGGTCAGATAACCTTCCCAGCCGCTTTCGGCCGGGGTAATGTTCACGAGAATGCCTGAACGGGCATATGTAGATTTACCGACTGCAACGACGGTCACATCACGAGGAAGCTTGAGGCGCTCACGCGCCACGCCTAAACAATATCCATAAGGAGGCAATAGAAAATATTTGCCCTTCTCATCTTCTAAAAGTTCGGCGTTAGTTAAGATCTCAGGCTTGAAGTCTTTGGGATCACACTCGCCTTCGGAGATGCGCCCAAAAATCAAGCATTGCTCTGGCGACAGACGAATGTCGTATCCGTAGGAACTCAGTCCATAACTGAGAATACGACGCCCATTTTCTTCGCTGACGAGACGATCCTGGAAAGGCGCAATCATTTCTTCGTCTTCAGCAAGACGGCGAATTTCTTTATCGCAGAGAACGCTCATAGATCCAATAAAGCTTTCTCAATATAAGGTATTCAGCAAAGAACGCGACCCTTTTCAGAGTAAATATCGATAAAACGCTGGGTCGCTTCTCCGATATTGTCTTTTGGTTGCAGATAAACCAAAAAGGAAGTGCATGTGTTATGCCGTTTGATTCCTTCGTTGGTACGTGCAACTAATGAGGGAACCGTCCTGAGAATGCAAACAGGAAAATCAAAGAGTCGCTGTTCATAACGAAACATGTCAGGGCAGTTGGAAAAATACAAACCCTCTTCTATTTCATTATGAAACCAGGCTTTGAATAAACGTCTAAACCACACAGCGTGAGATGATGTCAAGGTTGAGGAGCAAGCCCTGGTCATCTTCCAGCGTTCATTCTTTTTATCCCAGAAGTATGTGCCACTGGGCGGAAACAGGTAAACTTTTCCAAACCATTCTTGATCGTTTAATCCGTCATCGCTCGGTGTGTAGTATTGTTTTGCGTTGACATATTCATTGGCAAAAGCTGAACTTGCAACGTCCAGATCGATATGGCCCATTAAGCCATGAGCGGCAGCAACCAGATCTGCATTGGTAACCAATTCAAGATCTTCGCGGCGCATGCCGCTTTTAGTAATGGCCATTAGTTATCGGTCGCCTTGTTGTAATCGACTTCAAAATAACGGATGCCTTCATCATCATTAATGACATATCCGGCTTTTTCTGTTGGGTCAATTTTTTGTGCAGCCGATAAAATCCGTCTAAAGCTTTCAGCCAAATCCCCATCATTACCACGTTCGCACTCCTCTTGAGCAGAATGAATTTCCTTAAGAGTCCAAAAAAACATGGACCTTTCTTTGTTCTTAGGTTGGAAAACCATGACGCCAGGGCCTTCTGCATCCCACATTTTGCAGTAATGCTCGCCCATATCACCAAGAATTAAACGCACAGTTGCGTCTAACATCTTGACTTTGGTTTCATCCATGTCAGGACCAACAGCCTGAGCAATTAATCTTTCTCGTCTATTCATTGGATGTCAGCCCTTGTTTTTGTAAAACTTCTTGAAGCTTTGGAAGTGGTTGATAGATGACCACAAGTTTACCAAGAATTCCACGCTTTTTGATGAGTTTACCATTCTCGTCGCGAAGCTTATCAAATTCTCCAGAACGAATTAAATACTCCGCAACGCAACGTAAGCGCCGTTTCAAAGGAAGCTCTGCAATTGGAAACTTATTGCAAATAGTGTCAGGTTGCATATCGCGAAAAGCAAAACGCAACCGGTTAGCCAGCGTCATGCTGGAATTTACATCCTCCTCTTCGTAAGTGCGAATAATTTTTAAATAGCGCCGCAAGCATTCAGTATCGAAAGAGCCTTCGGGGGGCAAGAAAGCTTCTACTTGCAGAGCGAGGGAGAGAGGCAACATCTCCCTATGGTTTTCTAAAGTGACTTCCTCTATCGAAAAAGACTCAAATCTATGAGCTAGTGATATTATCTTCTTCTGCATTTTGATCTTTTTCTAAAGAGGACAAATAAACGTCAAGGGAATGCTCATTAAATTTATAAAGTTTTTCGTTCCCTCGATCTTTATAATGTTTAAAGGAAAGCTCTGTATTCTTAGCAAAAGAACGGATCAGCTGGTTCCATGGAATGCGTAGCTTGTTCTTTTTTGCATAACCAGGATTTATGTTGACGTAATGAACGCCTTCAATCCAACCTTTCCCATCTTTATTTTTCTTGCCAATTGCAATCCAGTTTCGTATCGTCTGATCTGTTACAGACAATCTTCGTGCGCATTCCTCGGTAGAAATGTACTCGTCAGCATAAAGCTCTGGATTTATGCTACCTTTTTCACCCGCCCCCTCTTGAAGAGCCCAGATGCTTGAGAGAATGTTACGAATTCCTTTTAATTCGTGTGCGACATCCTCTAATCCTTTGCGAATTCCGTAAGACATACCTCAGTTGTTTTGCTTAAATGCTAATGTATTTAGACACGGTTTGTTACCAAGATGGAACAGCAAATTCAAAGTGATGGACCCTCGGAATTTACTCCTCGTCCAAAGCTGTCTAGAGAGCAAATTGAAATGTTTAAAACGATCGCAAGGGAAAGGGCAATTGCCGAATCCCTGGGCGAGCAAAATACAGATCTAGCCCAATCCCAACGGCTGGCAGCTCCTCCCCCGTCCATTATTCCGCAACAGCCTCAACAGCCACAAATCGTTTATTTAAGACGTAATTTTACAGTCGCAGAACTTGGCTTAGTACTTCTTTTGTCTTGTGGAATTGTTTTAGGTGTTCAAGGTTTATGGGGACTTGGGTCTCGCATGTTACCTCAAATTGAAATAAAGGTCAAATAAATACAGCAAACCTAAACTATAATTTTAGTTATAGGATTTGCGAGAGTATACGTGGCCAACAGGCGCATTACGGATCTGCCTTCGATTACCTCTTTCGACATTCAAGATGCCGATCTGTTTACTGTTGTCCACGTTTCAGAAGTTGACCCAGGATTAAAAAATAAGAAATTTACATTCCAAGAACATAAGGCTTACTTAAACAAATATTATCTTCAGTTAACTGGCGGCGCTCTCAGCAACAATTTAAGCATTGAGAATAACCTGAATGTTTCAGGTAGCTTAACTGTTCAAGGCAATATAACAAGCGCTGGAACGGGAACAGTAAATCTTAATAACGTTGTTATCAATAATTTTAGTAGTACCGGCAGCATTAGCGGTACAACAATTACAGGTGCCAGCATTCTTGGTACCAATATTAATGGTGTTAGTGGTTACTTCATTTCATTACAATCAACAAGTGCAGGTTTTAGCACTGTTACAGCAACAACGTTTAGCGGTGCGACAATCACTGGAAATGCAATTGCCGCAAGTGGTATTACAGGTCAACTTATTAGAGGGGACAATATTACTGGAATAAACATTAATGGAACCAGCATCACTGGTGTCACTGGTGTTTTTACTTCTTATTTATCCGGTGCAACTGTTACAGGAAATACAGGCGCTTTTGCAAACATTACTGGCATTTCCGGTGTTTTTACAAGCCGTTTGTCCGGTGCTGTTATTACAGGAAATATAGGACTCTTTGATCAGATTACAGGCGTAACAGGTGTTTTCACTTCACGTGTTTCTGGCGCAATAGTTACGGGTGTAACGGGACAATTTACAAACCTAAACGCAGTAACCGGTTTATTCACCATTGCATCTGGAACAACGATCACAGGAACAACAGGTGCATTCACAAATATTACAGGACAAAGTGTTTCTGGAAATACTGCAACTTTTTCTTTTATCAGTGGTGCAACAGGGATATTTCCGCATCTTACAGGAGTTACCGGTGTTTTTACGGATCGATTATCCGGGGCTGTTATTACCGGCGTAACAGGTCTTTTTAACACAGTAACTGTTAGTAGCCTTACAAGTACAGCCAATATCAGCGGAGCCACTATCACCGGGACAAGTGGTCAATTTACAACAATTACGGCTACAACAGGTATTTTTACGAATACCATTTCAATTCCTTCGATTTCCACTACGGGTAACCTATCCGCTGATGGTAATTTAATTGTATTGGGAAGCGGAATTATCAGCTCAGGCCTCGTTGTTTCCGGAACAATTTCAGGGAATACGGTTACAGGTCAAACGTTTATTTTTGATACGGCCACAGGTTCCTCCCTTAATGCAACCGGTTTAATATCCGGTGTTTTAATTACAGGAAATACAATTCAAGCAACTTCATTTACCGCTGTAACAGGAACGTTTAATTCCATCAGCGGGAATACAATTACAGGCGGCACGATTTCGGGTACATCCGGAACATTTCGATCTGGTGTTTTTACTGATTTGTCAGGTGCCACCATTACAGGTTCTACAGGACTATTTACACATCTGACAGGAGTTAGTGGAACTTTCGCAAATAGAATCTACTCGCCACTAGTAACTGGTGTCACTGGTTTATTTACAGTCATTTCCGGAATTTCAGGAACATTTTCAAACATCTCGGGCAATGCCATTACCGGAAATTCTATTAATGCAACCGTAGGTACTTTTGGAACACTTAACGCTGGAAATGTAAACTTTACAGCGTCAACAACTGGAAATCTTACTGTAAGTGGTAGCGGAATTTTTGGTTCCGGTTTGCTCACCAGTGGAAATCTTTTTGTTTCTGGAAGTGGAGCATTTGCAAGCGGTATCTTTACAACTGGGTTAATTTCTGGAAATACATATTACGCGAGTGGCGGCATTGTAATTATCAGTGGTTCTGGCGACATCCGGCCTTATGGCGCATACAGTTTTCCAGTAGGAACAGGCGTTTCCGGTTATGTTTTATCTACTAATGCAAATGGAACAACGAGCTGGGTTGAAATCCAAATCCCTTCAGCTGCAGAAAACATTAGTGTAATTACGGAAAATATTACCGGTGTTTCTAATACATATTATGTTTTAATCAGTGGAGCATCGATTACACTACCCGCAGCACCCGCCACGGGTAGTTATGTGGGAGTTATCAACAGAAGTAATACAACTACTGGGCTTCTTTTGCGAAATGGGAATAATATAATGGGTGTAGCAGATGATTTGCAGATTGACGATTTAAACGCTCGTTTTAGGTTGATCTATGCAAATCTTTCACAAGGTTGGGTAATTGACTGATGGCCATCAAATATAGCTCTTACGATTCCAGCAGTGGAAATATTTTTTCCCTGAACACCATTACGGGACAAACTGGTGTATTTATTAATAGTGTTAGCGGCGCAAACGTTTTAGGAACGAGTGGCGTTTTTACTACACAAATATCTGGAAACGTTATTACGGGTGTCGCCGTTTCTGCCACCAGTATTACAGGCGTAACAGGTGTATTTACAACGCAATTATCTGGAACAACAATTACCGGTTCTACGGTTGCTGCAACAAGCATTACTGGCGTAAGCGGTGTCTTTAGCACCCAGTTATCCGGTGCAACCGTCACTGGTACAACGGTCTCTGCCACTACTCTCAACGGTGTAAGTGGTGTATTCAGCACCCAGTTATCTGGTGCAACGATAACTGGTACCACAGTTTCTGCTACCACTCTTAATGGCGTAAGTGGTGTATTCAGCACCCAATTATCTGGTGCAACAATTACCGGTTCTACGGTTTCTGCTACCACCCTTAACGGTGTAAGTGGTGTCTTCAGTGACCAGTTATCTGGTGCAACGATAACTGGTACCACAGTTTCTGCTACCACTCTTAATGGCGTAAGTGGTGTATTCACAACTCAATTGTCCGGTGCAACAATTACTGGCACCACGGTTTCTGCCACTACCCTAAATGGCGTAGATGGTGTCTTTACTAACCTGTTATCTGGTGCAAGCATCACTGGCACAACGGTTTTTGCCACCAATCTCAATGGTGTAAATGGTGTATTTACAAGTCAGCTGTCTGGTGCAACCATTACAGGGAATGCCGGTAGTTTTACATCTATTACAGGTGTAACGGTAACTGGAACTACTGCCAATTTTGCAACCGGTGTTTTTACGAATCAGATTTCTGGCAGTATTTACAGAGCTTCCGGTGATGTAATCGTTATCAGTGGTAGTGGTGATATTCGACCATATGGTCTATACAGTTTTCCTACAATAACTGGAACATCAGGATTTTATTTACAAACAAATGGAAATGGAACCACCACATGGGCAGCGGTAACAGCAGGATCCAGCTTATCCGGCATTACTGATTCTGCAAGTCCTTTTGAAACTGCTTTAGGTTATCAAGCTGGCAATGTTAATACCGGCGTTAATAATACATTTATTGGTTATCAGGCAGGTTTATTAAGCACAACTGGTAGCGATAATACTGCAGTTGGCTATCAGTCTTTAGATAGTAATACATCAGGCAATCGAAACGTTGCAGTAGGTTCTGTTGCATTAACGTTTAATACAACAGGCGCTGAGAATGTTGCGATTGGTTATCAGGCTCTATACAGTAATACATCAGGCGGTCAAAATATTGCTATTGGTCTCAGTGGTTTATATACAAATTTAATTGGATTTGCTAACGTTGCTGTTGGCGCAAATGCATTACGTCTTAATACAGCAACTGCTAACGTAGCGGTTGGTTTTAATGCGCTGCGCTCCAATAGTACAGCTGGTGGTAATACCGCGGTTGGATATGAAGCCTTAAACGCTAACACAACTGCTTTTGCTAATGCTGCTTTTGGTTATCAAGCAGGTAAGGCTCACGTAACAGGTAATTACAATACCGCCGTTGGATCTTCTGCATTAACCACTGACATAACAGGTACTGAAAATACAGCTATTGGTGCTAACGCTTTATTTTATAATACGGCGGGCAGCAGAATGACCGCGGTTGGTTACGGTGCGTTGCAAACAAATACAACAGGCGCTGATAATACTGCTATCGGCAGATCATCCATGTTTACCAACTCAACTGGTACAAACAATACCGCCGTTGGAGTTACTTCGTTGGTTAATAATACAACAGGAAGTTTTAATGTTGCAATTGGAAACAGTGCTTTATCCGTTAACTCAACAGGCACCAATAATACAGCTGTTGGTTACCTTGCTTTAAACGGTAATACATCAGGTACCAATAATATTGGTATTGGCTCTTTTGCAGTAATTGGTAATACATTTGGCACAACCAATGTTGGCATTGGAAATAGTACTCTTCAGACTAGTACAACAGGTAATTACAATACCGCCATTGGAGGGAGCGCTCTTCGTTTAAATGTAACAGGAACAGCTAGTACTGCAGTTGGTTCCTTTGCGTTGGAAAATAACAAATCTGGCAATATGGTTGGGGTCGGCTATCAAGCCCTGCGCACTAATACAACAGGTATTGAGAGTACTGCAGTTGGTTATCAGGCTCTATTCTCGAATACAACTGGCAGCTATAATATTGCCATTGGCGGTAGTTGTTTATACTCTAATACGACAGGCAGTAATAACATTGGCATAGGTCCAAACGCTTTATTTTTTAATACCTCAGGTGCTTCCAATATAGCAATAGGTTCTGGCGCTTTACGCATCAATACAATAGGAAATCAAAATGTTGCAATTGGTGATAACGCAGGGAGCACAATTACCACAGGTGTTAACAACACATGTATTGGTAACCAGGCTCAGGCTTCTGCTGCAACAGTTACTGGTGAATTTACACTTGGTGACGCCAACGTTGTTAACTTACGTTGTGCTGATACAACAATTTCAACCCTTTCAGACATAAGAGACAAAACCAATATTGAAGATCTGCCATTTGGCGTAACGTTTATTAAAGCGTTGCGTCCTGTAAAATTTGATTGGGCAACACGTGATGGCTCTCGAAAAGGTCGTAAAGATTTTGGGTTTATTGCCCAAGAGCTGGATCAAGTTGAACAGCAGTTTGGTACACAGCAATACACACGTCTTGTCCATAAAGACAATCCTTTAATGTGGGAAGCTGATACAATGAAGACCTATCCAATTTTGGTAAAAGCTGTACAAGAACTTTCCACACGCCTGGAAAATCTGGAAGAAGCGTTTCTCAATCACATTGTGACTTAAGCAATTTGATTTGGACTAGGTTTAAACTGCTGCTATGATTTAAAAAACACCTGTTTAAATAATGGCTTTTATTAACGCTATTGGTGCCACCAAAGCCCTTTCCAAGGCCATCCCTACTGTTAAAACCAACGGTAAAGTTAAGCAATGGGATCTTACCGTTGTTTATAGCTGCAATGGTCTGATCAAAGATTTTAGTTGTGGAGCAGACGTTGAGTATCTCAACAAAGAACCTTCTGATTTCACCAAGTCTGAACTGCTAGGTTTTTGCAACACCGTGCATCTGGACATGGTGTTTGACAGCTTTTACGGAAGCATGACCGGAACCCCAACCGAAGAAAAACTGAACGATTTTGATATCACTTCTCTGAGCTGATACAAGATCTGTGCAGAGATTTCGACATAGGCTTCAACATTTAAAGCAGCCCATTAAAAGCGTTTTAGATGTTGGAGCTTATCGTGGTGAATTTGCGCGTCTAATCAAAGAGCTATTCCCAGGCTCAAAGATTAAATGCATTGAAGGAGACGAGCGTCAAGCGCCTTTCCTTCTAGATTTTGATACCGACTTTTATTTACTCAGTAAAAAGACCAAGCAAATAGATTTTTATACATTGTCAGAGGATGCTTGCACAACCGGCAGTTCTGTCTACCGCGAAAACACCGTCTATTACCAAGATCCCTTGGTTCTTAAGAAGTGGGCGTATGCACTGGACGATTTAAATTTCCCTGCATTTGATTTTATTAAGTTAGATGTGCAGGGTTCAGAGCTTGATATTTTGAAAGGCGGGAAGAAATACCTGACAAAAACACAGCCTACTTATTTGTTAATTGAAACTTCAATTCAGCAGTACAACCAAGGCGCACCCTTGGCCGGTGAGGTGATCTCTTATCTAAATAAAATTGGATACAGGCTCATGGATATCTTTGATGTCCTGTATGATCAGAATAATCAGTTACTCCAGGTTGATTTCCTGTTTGAACGTGATCCCAACACAGCCAAAAGGCGGGACTGAAATACTGGTCGATACACTAAAAGAAAATTTAGATTTTACAGGAATCAACTTAATTGTTTCTATCTGCAAGCCAGAACTTATTGTGCCTGGTAAAAAGAACATTCTTCTGCAAGAACTGAGTTACGACCAAGAAAATGTTCAAGGAATGCGCAGCCCTTCTTTTGTGGATACCGTTGATTGTTTTGTTTACGACTCCCACTGGTGCTACGAAAAATTCAGAGAAAAATTTAATGCACCGCCTTGGAAATCAGTCGTTATTAAGAACGCGACAACAGCATTTGATATCAAGCCAAAACCCAAAGGCAAGCTCAAGTTGATCTACACATCAACCCCTTGGCGCGGACTGCATGTTCTTTTGAAAGCATTCCGCCTCCTTAATCGAGATGACATTGAACTTGACGTTTACTCTTCTACTGTCATCTACGGACCAGCTTTTGCTCAATCCGTGACAGGACGCTTTGATCAGCTTTTTGAAGAACTAGAAAAAACTTCCGGCATCAACGTCAAAGGTTACGCACCCAATCAAGAGATCCGCACCGCCCTGGAAGACGCGCATATCTTTGCTTACCCCAGTACCTTTGAAGAAACTTCTTGCATCTCAGCAATTGAAGCGATGTGCGCTGGGTGTCAAGCAGTCGTTACCAACTATGGAGCACTCTTTGAAACCTGTGGTGAATACGGAGAATTTGTTTGTTACGACAACGATCATGACCGACTTGCTCAAAATTACGCTATTGTCTTAAACAGAGTAATTGACAACTACTGGTCTAAGCAAAACCAGGAACGTCTTCTTGAGCAAATTGAGTTTTACAACAAAAATTGGACATGGGAAAAAAGGTTTATCCAGTGGCAAAACCTGCTAAACAAAATCAGAACAGGAAGCAACGCGTACTAGTCGGTACACCGGCACTCGATGGGAGGGTCGATGCCTGGTACTCCTACGCACTTCATGAGATCGGTAAGCTCGCTCTCCTCAACGACATTGAAGTGAATATGGTACTTCTCTCATATGAGAGCATCCTCCCCATGGCACGTAACGAAATCTTAACTGTTGCGATCCAGGGGGATTTTGATTCGCTTGTCTTCATCGACTCAGATGTTTATTGCGATCCACAGGCGTTTATTACTGTCGTAAAAAGTGAAAAAGACGTTGTTGCTATCCCAACCGTCAAGAAATCAGATCAAGAAAGTTACGATATCTTTTTTAAAGAAGAACCCAAGATGGAAGGTGATTGGCTCAAGGCAGATGGTGTAAGCACCAGTTGTTTAAAGTTAAGCAAGAAAGTATTGAAAGACCTTGCGGCAAATAGCACTAAGACTGTATTCCGTGGCAAAGAACTAAACAACATCTGTCAATATGATTTTGTTGCAGAAGGTTTTATTGGAGAAGATATTTATTTATGCCAAAAAATTAAACATTTGGGGCACGATATTTGGATTAATACCACATCTACGTGCATGCATGTTGGCCCCAAAATATATACAGGTAATTTTAAACAACTGTTAAACGTTAATCCTTAGGTTTAAAACTTGGACTACAACGATTGGTACCACCTTGGCATAACAGATTCTTCAAGGCATCCCAGAGCCTGGAAGTTGGATACCCCATTGGCTCAGTTTTATGAGATCCCCGGATTTTTAACAAAAGATTATTGTGAATTTGTCATTAAAAATATTGACAAAATGCTTGTTCCTTCTGAAGTAACATTTGGAAACAACAATTACAGAACAAGTAGAACTTGTCATCTGTTTGACGTGAATGCTCAATTGGTAGAAGATCTAGATATTTATTTTTCTGATGTACTTGGCGTTGATCCAGAATATTCAGAACCTATCCAAGGTCAACGTTATGACCCAGGCCAATACTTTAAAGAACATAATGATTGGTTTGATCCAGAAGGAGATGAATACTTGGAAAACTGTAGTATTGGTGGGCAGAGAACATGGACGGTCATGGTTTATCTTAATGCTGTAGAAGAAGGAGGACAAACAGATTTCCCATTAATTGGTCGCTGTTTTACACCAGTACAAGGAATGGCTCTTGCCTGGAATAATCTTTATATTGACGGAACTCCAAACATTGATGTAATGCATGAAGCACTTCCAGTATTAAAAGGAAGTAAATATATCATCACAAAATGGTATCGCGAAAAACCTGGTAGATGTACACCAATTGAAATTGTTAGTTAATTGACTTGACCTAGAGTAAAAAAAACTAAAGATTAATATGTCAATTTTACTTAAAGAAGCAGCAAAGTTTTACAAAGGAGAGAAGCATCAAATCGATGCATGGGACTGGCTCCAGACTCAGATATCTCCTAATGTCCTGGAGACGTTTGCATCTAAATACCGTACATTACCCAAGCCTGTTGTTGAAGTTGGTAACACTTGGGACGGTGTTCTTGCCGCAGCTAAAACAGCAGGTAGCAAATGGCCTGAATGTGTCGCTGCACAATGGGCACTCGAATCAGGCTGGGGCAAACATACATCTGGAAAGAATAATTTTTTTGGATTAAAAGGATCAGGGAGTGCAGTTAGCACACAAGAATTTATTAACGGAAAGTGGATTACAATTACCGACAGTTTTATTGATTTTCCCGATTTAGAAACGTGTGTTTTTTATTTAGTTGATCGGTGGTATAAAGATTTTGGTCGTTTTAAAGGAGTTAATCGTGCCAAGACACGTAATGAGTGTGCTCAATTATTAGTCGTTGAAAAATATGCAACGGATCCTGATTACAGTACTAAGTTAATTCAGATCATGGACAGGGAGATAGGCACTCCCGGTAACATTGAGAAAAAATTAGAAGAAACTAAAAAAGATCGCTTTAACCCCTGGAGCCCTTTCACCTATAAAGTCACACCGAATATCACGTATGGAGAATTAACTCTCAATCAAGAAGCACGGCGCTTTAGCAAGCAGTACCAATGTGATACCGCCCTGGAGTTATGTGAGTTTCTTGAAAAAGTTAGAGTAGCGTTTGGTAATAAACCTTTGATCATTACTAGTGCTTCTCGACCTGAACCTATTAACACACAAGTAGGTGGATCTAAGAATAGTGAACACACTTACAATGCGCCCTCAAAAGGAGCCATTGATTTTTACATTGAAGGGGCAAATATTTACGTTGTTCAAGATTGGTGTAACAAGAATTGGCCTTACTCCCTAGGATATGGGGCGCTGAAAGGTTTTGTTCACCTTGGAATCAGAGAAGGACGGCAACGAATTCGATGGGATTACTGAAATGAAAAAATACAAAGAACCCTACATTAGGGTAAATATTTGTTGGGAGGTTGGCAAAGAAAAAAAATGCGTAACCCTGTCAAAAGAACAGGCTTACGCAACGAGAGATTGGGTAGAAAAAGAAGGAGGAACTTGTTTTTGGTTTCAAGCCCTACCCGATTAACGTTGTTTAGCTCGGCCAACAACTAAACCACAGATTTCGATAAGACGGTACAGCTTGCGAACAGCTGCGTCGTCTTTAGGGGTTGGCGTGAGCGCACAAATTGCAGAACAAGCCGCATGAATGGCAAGTGCAACTTCTAAGTAACGATTAAAATCATGCATAATTGATCTCCAGATCTTTTTATATTCTAGTTGATAATATAAAGTATTTTATTTAATCTTCATAAACCCTACAGCTACGCTCCCACGGATATTTTGTACAGTAGTTTTCAAATTTTTTTTGTGTTGGCAAGGGAGTCCCAAGGTGAAAACGTTTAGAAAGTTTACAGATAAACCAATTGTAAAAATTAATCACGGCGCTGTAGCCAAGGGAACAAAATAAGAAGGGAAAGTGTGGTCTGGATGATTGTCACGAGACCATGCTTTTTCCCACTCACTTAAAGAATGGTCGTGAGCATCTTGACCTTCGTATATCTCAGAACGATCATTTTCAAATGTATCATTATTTTCTAGCAACAAAAATTCATAGTTGGATAAAAGAAGATCAAAATCTGGATTTACAAATTCAATAATTACTCCAACTTCGTACTTTAACGTTTCGTTACGTGTTGTTGAAACACAAAGTAAATATGTACCCTGGTCCAGGGGATAATAGCGTTCATCTCCTGTGTCCAAACGATTGGGATCAAAAGTGTTGTATAGATCAGACTGTGCGTCCATAACATGTCCAACGTAAGGATTATATACTTTGCCGTCAATTGTTACCTGAATACTGTCATCCTGAAAAATACCCCGGCCCTCAATTGGATTAATATTTAGATCATAAATAGAGGTATTAAAATAAGATTTTTTATCTCCTGCTTTAGCAACAATAACCCAACCTTTAGAGGTAAGTGTAAAAGAAAACCAGTTATTGTAAGCACCTCCTCCAAATCCACCATTGGAGCTTTGATTTGTATCTCGTCTTCCAACAATTAAATTTTTAGGTCCCAATGTTCCTTTTATACTACGCAAAGAAAGTTGATCAAATTGACCCATGTTAAAAGGGTTATGTTGAGTTCTTTGATCTTGAGGGATTTGATGAGCCATCTATTATGTTTAACCTATCAATATATTCTACTCAAGTGGTATTTGTACATGTTTAGGAAAGGTTATTGCATTACGAAACGATTGATTAAAAATTAATGGATTATCTTTATTTTTCCCATAGGCCATTAGTTTTTCCGCCTGGAACTCAAGCACAAACGGATGGATGGACTCTGGTGGAAAGAGTTTATTCCAGCTAGAAACCATATGCAAAGGATTACCACACCTTGGGTTTCCGCATAAACGCGTCACGACCATACCCCCCACGTCCCCCCAGGCACAGTTGTAGATAGCTTTGTGGAAGCTCAGGTTTTCTGATTTTTGGTGGCTGTAAGCCGAGCGATAAGACGGCATGCACACACGCTTTGGTGTATACGGTCCAGGTGTATCGATAAGCCAGCACTCATCTGTGGCACCAATTGTTATTTTTTTCCAAAGTTTTTCATATTTAGCTTTATATTCAACGTGAAGATAATTCAGGTCAAAACCACAGAGGTTGGATTGAATTTTGTGAACGCAGTGATAACACCAGTTCTCCTGCTTGTCTCGAATCACATGTCCATGGGGACAAACAAAACCCCTGTAGTAACCTGCTTCATCAAGTTGTACGTTATCAAGATCATCAATAGCCGGAAGGAAGCGGAATTTTACAGCTTCAATTAGCTTTTTTTCTGATCGATGTAGGTTTGCCATTAGCAAGAGAAAGGTACATAAAGTTCATGTTGTACATTGGCCGATTGTTTTTTAGAATATTTTGTATTGACGATTAGTTTTAAACGATTGTCTTTATCTTTATTTGATGTTTCGTGCAGAATATCTGTATCAATTGGATCCACTTCAGTACGTAGGTAGTGGACCACACGGTGAGCGAGGTAGACAACATTATCGATACAAACCATGTAATAGCCACTTTTCTTATTGAGGCGCCCCGCTTGGGTTCCAGCAGCGTTGCAGGCTTTTTTGACACGCCACTCCAGCCCACTGGGGTACCTATCCGACAGCAAGAAAAGCTCTTGCACCCTCCAGAGGGGCGGCATCTCCTTGTGGTTGCGGGACACTGAGACTCTTTGGCACCTGAAACATAGTAATAGAGGCCCCCAAGGGAGTCAAGGGTGCAGAAAAAACTAAGAATAAGGGTTTTAATTCTTTATCTATAGTTAAATGACGCCGCTTGACCAAAGTGTACGTGTTTTATTTCTCTTTGCTTTCTCAGCAAACTTTTTAAAATTACACCCTTTATTCAGACTGTCATTCGCCTTAGGGGGGGAATACGCGGGGTCCTATTCTCTGTTCTTACGCACCTTGCTTTGGTCTTAACATGAGATTTGATGCGTAAAAAAAGGGGTGTTTGATGCATGAAAAAAGGGAGCTGCGTCCAACAGCTCCCTCCACCCGGATCGTCTCCGCATAGACTATACCCTTACTTGCGACCGTAGTCGTCGCTAAGGCGAGTGATGTCATCCTCATACAGTTTGGCCCCCCTCTGGACCTCAATAAGCACAAGCTCCGAATCACCAGCCTCAAGGCGATGGACAGCACCAACGGGGATGAAGGCAGTGGTACCGGGGGAGGCGAGGATTTCCGCGTCTTCCACAGTGATTACACCAGTGCCCTTCACCACCACCCAGTGTTCCGAACGGTGCTCGTGCTTTTGAAGACTGAGTCTTGAGTTGGGCTTAACTGAGATCAGCTTTACCTTGTACGTCGTACTAGAGACAAGCGTCTCAAACCAACCCCAGGGCCGTTCTTCGGCGTAGGTCATGCCTTTGCCTCAGCCAGTTCCTTCTTCTTGTCCTTCTTACCCTTCCGCTTGCTGACCTTGATCTGCGGTTCCTCTTTCTTAGCCAAGACTTCCTGGAACACCTCGTCAAAATCAGATGCAACCGTATTCCAGTTAAAGCAAGGATCAGTGACGCGCTCGTAGCAAGCCTGCGCTACTCGATCAAGCTTTTTAGGATCTTCGTAAAGTTCAGTCAGCAGCTCAGCCAAATGATTGTCGTCTGGGCAGGGCATGATTCGACCAAAGTTTGTATCTACATCTGCATGTAGATTGCGAATCAAAAGACCAGCGTCTTCAAAAATTTCTTTACATGAGGTGTGGTCCGGTACAATCTGAGCAACACGGCAGGCAGCGTGTTCAAAGTTCACAAGACCCCAACCTTCACCCTTACAGGTGTTAACACCCACATCGGCACAGTTGTAGATGGTATTAAGAAGTTCCACATCAACGGATGGACCATGAGAAGTAGGTGTCGTCATGATGATCCGATTGTTGGGATCTAAGCCCTGACGCGCCATTTCCCGATGGAACAACGGCATGATGTCCCAGCCCTGGTCCTTCTGGCCCATGTGCAAATAAAGCTTGGCATCTGGTTTACCTACGGCAAATTTTGCAAATGCCGAGATTGTGATGTCGATACGCTTTCGGAATTGGTTGCGGTTACCGTTGAAAACAATAAAGTCATCCGGATCCAATCCAAGCTGCTTACGGCAGGTGTCCCGATCTTTTGGATAGAACTGACCAGGGGTAACGCCATGAGGAACAACCCAAATTGGTTTGTTCACACCAGCGGAAATAGTTTCTTGCGCACCAAATTTGGTGTAGCAAACTGCTGCATCCCATTCGTTCATGGTGTCACCCAAACAGCCGTACCACCCATAGGAATCCATGGGGTAGTAGCCAACAAATTTAAATCCGATTTCATTGCGTAGATCCCGGATTTGAGTCCATTGATTATTGATGATCCAACAATCGTTGATTGTAAAAATTACATCGGGGCGAATTCTTTCCGTGATTTCACGAATCCGAGCCTCTCCAAAGGGCTGATTCTGGTACATGTTGGAGGCAGGGTACATGAAGTATTCCTGCTGAAGAGGTGTGTAATCACCATGCCAGTTGCACCCCAGCACATGAATTTCATATTTATCTTTTAGACGGCTCAATACGTTTTCAGTGACACGCGCAAAACCCGTAGTGGCAACGATGTCACCCACCCACAGGAGCTTTGGTTTATTTTCAGCCATTTAATTTTTTATTGACTGAAAATAGTATACAAATTATTGAGGAGTTATAGAACGCACTAACTCTTTTTCTGTTGATTGATTTGCTTTGAGTTTAGTTTTTAAAAATTCGGCTGCCCTATGCGTGTTAGTGGTGTCTCCACAGGTATAAAGATCAATAGCTGCATACCCCAACTCAGGCCAAGTATGGATGGAAGCGTGAGATTCCGCCAGCAATGCCAGTAGCGTCACGCCTTGCGGCTGGAATTGTTCACCAAAAATCCGCAAGATTTTGGCACCCGCCATGTTAAGTGACACCTGAAGCAACCGTTCAAGCTCTTCGTAATTATCAAGAAGAGCTTGATCGCAGTCGTACAGATCAAGGATAAGATGACGGCCGTTGCTCACAGTTCGCTTGCTACCTCTTCCATTGTCGCATCAGATGTTTTATCTAACACGTCACCATAGAAAGTACGCCATTCTTCTTTATTTAAACCAACTTCTACCAAGGACGGATACTGTTCGTACTTGGGACCAGATGCCCGTAGTGCGATGTTGACAACACGCATTCCGCGACTGTTTTTGAATTGGTAGACATTTAATTTAAGTTGATGCACACATACATCCATCAGTAGGGATTCAAACCGGCTGCGACCAAGGATGTTGCTGTTTGAACCACGTGAGAATTCACAGTAACTGGCATACAGCCATTTGTCCCAGTTGATGTACAAGTTGGAGACGCCACCCGGAGCGTGTTTTGCGAGGCCAACAGGAGTAGCAATCCCTGCGTCAAAGACCACACAATGCTGCATCCAATCAAGGATTTGGTTGGATTTAAGGATTTGTTCACGGTGATGCTTGGCAAAGAAATCAACTTTCTCATTGGTCTCCATCAGGTATTCACGCATCTCAGCCGCAGACATATCGAGAACCCAATTCACAAGACCTGGAAGTAAAGACGCAAATTCCCCAAAGGGACGACCATGATCATCCATATCGATCAAGGTTTTCTGTTCTGCAGAACTGCCTGTGAACGGTTGATCGAATGGAATGGTGAGACGACGACGAGCTAAACCAGAGGTTGGGTCAGTAGTTTGGATGGGTTCGTTTGCCGTGATCATGACCAGACCATTAAATTTAAATGGTTTCTGGCTGCCGGCCTGGAACTTGCGCTCATTACGAATCAAGTCACGACCTGTAATTGCTTTTAAGACGGAGACCGATCCGCCGTAACGCTCAACATCATTGAAGAGCAGAAGTTTCTTTTTGTAAAGGTTAGCAGTTTCAAATCGGTTCTTTTCCAGATGCTCCAGCGAGGAGATCATGGCGTTGTCATCACCAACTAATGCATGAGCAAGGTTGGAATAAGTGGATTTACCGGACTTACCGGGGCCAACAATCTCAACAAACTTTTGAATATCTGAATGACTCAGGAGTACGGCACGAAGCCAAGCACGCAGCACCTGGACCCGACCCCAGCTGTCACGTTGCGTGGACTTCAACCATTTAATGATGGGCTCACAACCTGCGTATGGATCGTATTCGTATGGTAGTTGTTGAGTGATGTACATCTCCCGGTCAAAGGGAAGCAGCTCCCTGCTGTCAACCTTCAAGATGCCATTGGTAAATAGCAGGTAATCATTACCCTCGTACCAATCATCAAAAATTGTTGAGATCCTTAATTGCTCCATTAAGTCGGAGATGAGATTCATCGAGTAGCCACTGTGCAGCAGACCATCCTTGATGGAATCAAGCTGACCCTTGATATCACCTTTTACTTCATATTCCGATAGTTGTGACCACAGTCCTTTGCTGTGGTACTGATACATAAAGAATGCACCGTGCGACTGGCTATACCGAAGATTGCCCTGATAATTTTGCAACAAGATTGATGCAATTACATCCGAGGATGGATTGCGAGTTTTTTGTTTAGCACCATTTCCTCCACCATAGTTAGGACTGCTTCGACGACGATAAACCTTTGTTTCGCCTTCATCTGTCTCCTTTTCAGCAACTGGAGCCAAACCCAAGTCCTCTTCCAATTCGGTTAATAATTTTGCAACGTGATCAAGCATGGTGTCATCTACGTTCATTGCTTTGTGATTTTCTGACGGTTTCCAACCGTTCTCTTTGGCGACATGGATTAGAGAACCGACACCACGTCCACCACCTTTGGAGAAGGAACGCCACCGCCGATGGCATTCACCTTCTTGATATTTATCCGACTGCCGGGACCATTCATCCCAATGATCAAGCAGCGATTCATCTAACGAGTGAAGCGACTGACCAACAGTGATCCAGATGTCGTAGTCATCTGCTGCTTCTGGCGGCATGCCCCACATAGCCTCCAGCGCCAACTGCATGTCACGCTCTAGGTCAATCTCTGCGTTGATGGCAAAAGAAGGACCGACAATGCGAGTGGTTTCTTTAGCGGGAACACCTTGTTTGATGTTCTTTTGAACGATTGCATTCAGTAGCCATTCCGGAAATTCTGGCAACTCCTGGATCCACTCAAACCCTTGATCTAGAGCGGTGAAGTAACCCTCGGTCTCAGGGTGCAAACCCATGAGAACACCCTGGTGACGCTTCCAAAGAATTTCAAGTTTTTCTTTTGTTCCTTCTGCGTGCCAGGTGTACTTGTTTCGTACAAATTGTTTGTGTTGATCTCGTGACAAACGGTACAACTTCCGTTCGCGACCCTCTTTACCACTGAGGATGGTCAGCGTTGAAGGAAGAGCTTCCGCAAAGGACAGCTCAGAGAGATCTTCAATGAGTTTGTAGACGGTGGGGCCGTCGACATCAACCCAAACCAAACCATAGGGATGGTTGTAGACCGGACCACCAAGCAGACCAACAGCTTTACAGCGACCAGCCAGGACTTCACTCTCGATTTCCTGGGGGCTATAGGGCTTATTTTGCCAGCCAGCAATGTAAGGATCTTTGTTTGGACCGAGCGGGGTCAGCGGCCAATCGATAGGGATATAATCGAGCCGAATTTCACCGGGCTTGAGGGCTTGCCGATTTGTATTAGTCATTCCCGGTGTGTTGTCGAACTTCTACTTTAAAGTTTTTATCTGCAAAAGCAGCATCTTTTAACAGGCAGAAAGCGTGAAGATGCATGTCAGTGGGCAGATAAAAACAGTCCCCATCTGCCGCACTCATCATGCGACTCATGAGACTATTCATCCACTCACCCATACAGACGTTGATGTCCATGGTGAGGGTTTGACTTGATGTCTTCTTATCCTACGGCGACCAATCCAAGGGATCCATTACAAGTTTCTAAAAATCAGTGAGTCTTATCAGACTCATGAATAGGATCAATTGTTTCAAATTGTTGCATTAATCTTTTATAGACCTGCAGGACATCTTCTTTTGTAACGACGACTGTTTGGCAGGCCACATCCCAAGCGTGGCGCTTACGGTTCTCCATTTTGCTCATCGTTTTCGTGTTCATTTTTATACCAAGGCGTTGTCAGTTGCATTGCTCCACCCAGCTTTTGTGATTCACCAGGTTGAAGAACCGGATCAATCGGATGCTCTGTGTAGATTGGTTTGTTTTGTTTTTCAAGTTCAATCTCAGCTTGAATCCGATTTTCTAATTCGATCATATCAAGCCTTGCTTTTAATTTTGCTTCAAACCAAATGCGTTTCAACCATTTAATTACTTCATCAAAAATATTCTTAATTACAGAAATGAACATATGTTTACTTTTGTTATAATTACTCTATACGTGTTAACCATATGCGAGACACAAATACTGGTGGCTCACGGAAGGCTGCTCCAAGAGGTATAGCCATTATTGATCGCATGGGCGGCAAAGGTGGCATGCAGCTCCCCAAAAATTATGACGGAGGCGATCGGCCTCCGTTATCTCGCAAGAACACGTCTAATACGCGTGACTCAGTCGAACGAGGCAGCGGTAAAAAACGTACCCCTATGAACGGTGAATCTAAGTCCAAAGGTCGGGCACCGGGCAGCAAAGGTCCAGGTAAAGAGAATACATCTGGCAGGGATGTTAAAGGTGATTTCACCAAGCAGCCAGGTATGCATCCAGCCGTTATGGAAACCTGGACTAACTCTAAGACAGGAGAGTCAACCAGTTTAACTCGCGGTTATCAACCTAAAGAGGGTTCTGGCTGGGAGAGAGGCGCACCCAAAGGTGTTAAATCGCCCTCCCCATCAGGCCGCAATTCACAACCGGCCGCCCCTAAAACAGGCTCTAACTCTCGCACAGGTAACAAAAAAATGCGCCCAGGAACATCAAACAGCGGCCGTGGAGCAAATGATGCTCGCGACGCGTATTCCAGTCCTAAGGCACCAGCTCGCCCCAAAGGTAAGGTACCTAAGAAACTTTCGCGAGTTTCAGGCACCCCAGGATCTGGTCCATCCAGGACCCCAGCACCAAAAGCAGGTGCTCGCCCTGAGAAAAGTTTTGAACAGCGGGGCAATCGTCCAGGCCCACAAAAACCTGGCAGTGCACGCGTAAAGGATAGCCCCAGTGGCGGTGCACGCCCCGAGAAAAAATTTGAACAGCGGGGCAATCGTCCAGGCCCTGCCGGTCGCGCTGCCGCTGCTTCTGCTGAAATCAAAGCCGGTCGTGCAAAGCCTGGAAAGCCGGCACCTTCCGCCAGCGCCCCAGTACCAAAAGGTCGTTCGACTTCTGCAGTATCTGGAAGAGGTGGACGCCCAGGCCCTGGACCTCGTGGACCCCGTGGTCGCGGTGGCGGTACCATGAGAGGCACCGCACGAATTAGCCCTCGCTAATTAAATCTTAAATAAGGTCAGGATCGTAGACGTTACAATTCTCAATTTGTGAATAGTATTCGGCTACGATCTTAAGCCAATCTTCTCGCAAAGAATCCAGGAATCTCCTGGAGATTTTAAACACTTGAGTACGAACAGGCGTTGACACGAGGATGGCCGCCTGTTGTACTTTCATGCCAAGAGTTTGTTCGATTGCGATGTCATACGCAGCGAGCTGTTTGCATGTTTTTTTAAATTTCATGTGGCCACCGAGGAGATCACGCCATTCAGGCGAACCTTTTTCTAGATCTTTAGGCCATTTACGGCTATAGGGTTTGACGCTGGTCTTTAGGTCAGCAAGCGTTAGTTTGTTGTTGGCAACAGCAATAATGTCAGGAGCCCCAGCCCAAGCACGACCCTCATCGTCACAACCCCAGACACGAGCAACATCGTCAGCGCCAATAGTGAAATCAAATTTGTCCAGTACCGGGGACTCCGCCCAAAGAACTTCCTGGAATTGATCCAGAATTCCTGGCATACCAGCCCAAAAATCTGCATACTCTTCTTTGATTTCAGGTGTCTTATTTCCTTTAAGGTATTGCTCCATCCCATAATGGATTGCAGTGCCGCGCTCAGCAGCAGCTTCTTTAACACCTGGATTAGCTTTCGACCACATTTCAAGCTTCCGTTTGTTTGCTTCGGAAGCTGTTTCACCGATGATAGTGGTTACGGACGGCGCAGGTCCAGTAGGTAACGGAGTTGTATAGTGACGTTTTCCGTTAAGTGTTATCCTGGCTGCGGTCCGATTAATCGACCGCATTGTTTCCGGTTGCTCGTCCTTGGCTTTAATCCAAGGATCTGATGTATTCAGTTTAGCAACCATTAACAGGTTTTGTATATTGAGTATAATTTAGCAGGTATACAGGATTCTTGCGCACCCCAAACAAATGGATTTCCCGTGTACCAGTTGCGGTGAATGCTGCAAACAAGTAGGAGCGGTCCTTGCAAACCGTGAGCTTGACGACACGCCCATCGGAAAGCTTCTAAAAATTTTTCCTTACAAAACCAACGAGCAAGGTCATTGCGAAATGCTAGTTGATGGCAAGTGTTCTGTGTATGAGAACAGGCCTTTAATCTGCAACGTTCGGAGGATGACCGAAATTTTTTATAGTGACAACCCCGCAGGGCATTATATAGATTCCGCTAAAGCTTGCAACAACATGATCGAGAAAGCAGGCCTGGACCCAAGCTATAAAATCAATATTGAACAACTAACCAAAGCCCTTAGGAATGGATGAATTCAAAACAATTGTCTTAACAATTCTTTTAGCTATGCTTGCAACTGTTGTCCTTGAGCTTGTCCCCCATTGGATCCGGTAACAAAATTTAAGCTTGCAATTGAAGGGTGGTGGGGTTGCCTGGGGGTTCTCCTGCAGATTATTTGGACTTACATTAAATTAAATTGGGAAGCTTTAACGATATGGCTTGCAACATTACTCGTTTCTATTACTGTGATCCAAGCCTTGATCTTAAGTCGTTCCTGAGATTAGATCACCACAGTAGAAACGGTGTAGCTTTTGATGATATTGAAACAACAGAAGCAAACGCCTTCGAGGATCAGTTAATCCAAGAAGGCGAACGTTACTTGCGCGTGGACCTTTAGACAGTTGCCAAATCGTAAGTAATCATTTCTTTCACCATGTCTTCAAAGGCAATACGAGGTTCCCAACCAAGTTCCCGATGCGCCTTGGTGCAATCCCCCAGGAGAGTATCGACCTCAGCCGGACGATAGAACTGTGGGTTGATGGCGATCACTGTTTTGCCCAGCCTGGCACTGTATCCAATTTCACTGACGCCTTCACCTTGCCATTCAAGGCCAAGATCTAAATAGTCAGCCGCAATTTCACAGAACTGTCGGACGCTGTGCTGTACACCACTTGCGATTACATAGTCTTTGGGCTGTGATTGTTGCAAAATGAGGCGCATGGCATCGACATAGTCCTTGGCATGGCCCCAATCACGCTTTGCCTCCAAATTCCCCAGCTCAAGAACAGGAAGTTTTCCTCTAATAACAGAAACTAATCCTTTAGTAATTTTCTTGGTGACAAAATTATCGCCACGGATTGGGCTTTCGTGATTAAAGAGGATTCCATTGGCGCCAAACATGTCGTAGCTCTCGCGGTAATTCACCGTCAGCCAGTAACCAAAGAGCTTGGCAACGCCATACGGACTCCTTGGATAGAAGCCAGTTTCTTCATTTTGCGGAAACGACTGGACTTTCCCAAACATCTCGGAGGTAGATGCCTGATAGAACCTTGGATTTGCAGATCCAGCCCGGCATGCCTCTAGAACATTCATCACGCCAATCGCATTTGCGGCGGCAGTACTCACCGGAGATTTAAAGCTGACACCAACATGGCTTTGGGCGGCCAGATTATAAACCTCATCAGGCGCAAAGTCTTGGATCACCCGAGTCAGAGAAGGTGCATCAGTCAGATCAGAGTATTCAACCAGCACATCTTTTGGGATATCACCACCAAACACCCATTTCAATTTATCAAGATGGTTGGGTTGGGTATGGTTTCTAACGACGCCACAGACTTTGTAGCCATTATCGATCAGGTTACGTGCCAGATAAGATCCATCTTGGCCAGTGATTCCAGTGACTAGTGCGCGTTTCATTTGCAATATCTGCGTGGTTAAAGTATAACCATTGAAACGACGTTTAGTTATGGCAGTGTTTGATTGGCCGCTCCAGAAAAATACCATTGGCTGGAAAGAGCGCCTTGCACTGGCAAAATTTATTTTGACTTCTGATCGGTTTACCAACGGTCCAGAGTGCCGTCAATTTGAAGAAGAATGGAGTGAGTGGCAAGGAGCACCGTATTCCCTATATGTAGCCAACGGTTCCGTTGCCAATTTCCTGCTGCTTGATGCAGTACATGAATACTATTTTCCAACGAAAGAGCAGCTGACAATCTTTGCCCCTGCCATTAACTGGGCAACAAATATCTCGACCTTCTGTCAGCAGCATCACAATGTTTATTTTTATGACATTGATTACGAAACTTACAGCCCAACTACGGATTCGGCACGCCAGCTGTCCCTTAAGGGTTTACAGCCAGATGTCGTTTATCTGACGCACGTTCTTGGCATCTCCAATGACATGGAGAAGATTAAAGAGCTGTGGCCACATGCCGCCATAATTGAAGATTGCTGCGAATCCCATGGTGCCCGCGACGCCAAGACCGGAGTAAAAGTTGGCAACACAGGCATTGGCTCTACCTTCTCGTTTTATTTTGGGCACCACATGACCACCGTGGAAGGTGGCATGATCTGCGTTCAGAATGAAAAGCTCTATAACCTTTTACGTGCTAAGCGTTCTCACGGACTATCGCGTGAAATGCTTCCTGCTTACCGTACAGAAATTCAAGAGAAATACCCAGATGTTGATCCGACATTTTTGTTCCCCACAAAGGGATACAACTTCCGCAACGTAGAAACTGGAGCGGTTTTAGGACGCACTCAACTGAAGAAGCTTGACAGTTGGAATGAACAACGCAGCAAAAACTATACCCTGTTCCGGGAGGAAATGATTGACCGCCCTTGGTTCGACACTCTTCCTAAAGCTGATGGAAACAGTGCCATGACACTGCCCTTCCATTGCAAGGAAGCAGAGATTGCTGCCGAACTAAAAAAGTTTCTCCAGTTGATCGGCATTGAGACACGTCCGTTCCTTGTAGGTAACTTGTTACGTCAACCTTTCATGGAAGACTATGAGTCTTTGATTCCTTTACCCAATAGCGAGCAGATGCATACCCATTCGTTCTACATTGGCAATAATCACTTCATCAAAGAAGCTGATATCAAAGCACTTTCGAAGGTATTAGATCGATGCGGGTATTGATTTGTAGCATCATACGCAACAGGGAACCATTCTTGTTTGGATGGAAGGACCAAATCCTTTGCCTCAACGACGAGAATCCTGGGATTACATTTGACTTATCGGTGTTTGAAAACGATTCAGATGATGGCAGTGTTGACTACCTTCGTTTGATTGAACCAGAGCTTAAGGGTGAGTTGAACAAGGTTTGGATTCAGTGTGTCAAAAAAGACTGGCCTTACTTTGGCTCTGTACGTGCCGAAGACCGCGTCAAGTATTTAGCAGAAGCTCGAAACGAATGCATAGAAAAAGCAAACAAAGAAGTTGGACTTGATCAATACGACAAAGTCATCTTTATTGAACCTGACATTGACTTTGATCCAGAAGAAATCAGTCAACTTTTGTACACAGATGATGACATTGCATCGCCTTACAGCGTGCATCCCATGAATGTACAAAGCCACCGCTGGATCTATGACAGTTGGGCCACACGTCTTTCCGTTGAGGATGACATCTTCAAAGGCCCTCGAATTTTTGAGATGCCTCCACGGCTTGACGTTGCGTCTACCTTTAATTGTTTTTGTGTATACCGTGCCAAGCCTTTTGCAGAAGGTGCACGTTTCTCTGGCATTAATCCCTGGAGCCATTCCTGGGATTGCGATACCACAAACATCTGTTATGAATTCAGTATGCGCGGTTATGATCGCATTGGGCTTTACAATATTCTTTTAACACACCTCGGCAATTAAGGTAAGCCGAACTTTTTGTTCACGTTCCCCGTATTTTATTAAAATGGAAAAGTTGCCAGAATACATTCAAGCAATAGAAGACGGCGTGTCTTTTGTTGAAAACTACAACAATCTCCTGGAAAGTCTTCGGCTATCTAAACAAGCAAATGACAACAACCTTTATACTGACGAAACAACCGACGGAATCTCAGATGTCTCTTTCGACCCAAGTGAAGGAATCGGTGAATCAAGCGATCCATCATTTGCGTGATGCACTTGCGTTTGCTGCGCGTTCAGAACATTCACTCACTATCGGAACTATTTCTGATCTCTTGGTTCGTTGCGAAAGTATCGAATCAATGGATGAATTCATGCATCAGTTTGGCTCTAAAGCAACACCAGGAAAATTAAACACCCCTCCAAATCTTGGCCAAGACTGAACGTCATCGTTTAACGGAGGCTGATCGCCTCCAAAAATATTTTTGGGATTTAGAAAAATTAATCCCCAATCCGCCTGCAAACTGGGCGGTGAATGCTAAGCCGTGTAAGTGGGCTAAAATATTAGAAGAAAGAAAAAATAATCCTGATGTCTCAGGAGAATAAATATACAAAACCAGGATTACGCGAACGGATAAAAGATCGTGTGATGGCTGGATCCAAGGGTGGTAAGCCTGGGCAGTGGTCCGCACGCAAGGCTCAGATCGTGGCGCAAGAATATAAAAAATCAGGCGGTGGCTATAAAGGTGGAAAAGGCGAGAAGCAAAAGTCCCTGGAGAAATGGGGCAAGGAGAAATGGATGACCAAGGATGAATACGAAAAGCGTGGTAAAGCTAAAGCTGCTGCCAAGAAACACAAGGAGAACAAGTAATGGGCGACTTATTTCAAAAGTTTTTAAACAAGGTTGGCCGTGGCTATGGCCAGGTAGATAAGAATGTGTTTGGTGGATTGCTCCCTGGTGGAGCAGCATCTATTGCAAGTCCTGTAAAACAAAAAGTACAATCAACAGCAGTAAACACAGCAAAAACTTTAGCTGGAGCAGCAATGAACCAGCTTCCAGATCGTGCAAATTTATTTGCTCGTTATATCACTGGAGTTGGTAATACTAATCTTCAGTTAGATCCTTCTACTTTGATGGATTTAAGAATGGCAGCTTCTCCTGAGCCAATGGCAAAAGGCATGATCCCAAATCCATTTAAAATGCCAGAAGAAATCTTGGTAGGAATGGAGCAACGTTTAAGAACAGGAGACCCAAGAAATTTAAACTCCCCTATGGGAGATGAAATGAGAGCTTTGGTTGCGGAAGCACAAAAACATAGAAATGCTCCCGATTTTGTTATGGCATCCGTTCCTGCATATGGCCCAGGTTTACCACAAACAGGTGCGTATGTTCCTTATGGCAATCTTTCTGCTGGCAAAGGAGTAACTAACACCCTTGGCTCTTTTAATACTGAGGTTGTTCCTGGACGTTCAATAAGATTTATTGACACGTACGATATGGTAAATGCAGCAGAAGACCCAGAGTTAGTATCAGGAAAATTTCAACCAATAAAAGCAATAGAAGAAATTCAAAGCATTTGGGATCCGAGCAAAGGAAGTTTACAAAGAAGCACTCCTGATTTTTTCAAAGAAAAAAGCAAGCGAAATTACGGACAAGCAAAAGAAACAATTCAACAGACTTCTAAATCACCCACATCAAGCCCTGCAACAGCATTAGGACGAGCAATGCTTTATGCAATGCCTTGGAAACCAACAGCTTATCCAGTTGACATTACTATTTCTTATTGAATCATGGCAGACAAAGCAATACAAAAGGGATACACAAAGCGTTATCTACCAGAGAGTGCATGGGCTTCACTGTCTAAAGAACAGCGTGCGGAGACGGACCAAAAGAAACGTGCCGCCAGTCGTGAAGGCAAACAGTTTGTGCCAAACACTGAGCGTGCTAAAAAAGCTGGACGTGCAGCAAGGCGTTATCAGCAAACCAAAACATGATATCTTTTACCTGGAGCAATTCCGCTCTAAGGGTAATAGTCGAAACCCTTTCACGTTACAAACGTAGTGCTTAACGGCACGTTGAGTGGGAAGGAAGTTATGATCCCGGTATAACAACCGGGATTTTTTGTGACTACTCTTGTAGCCAACGTGCCTCCAGTCAAGGTTTGGGTGCGTCGTGAGTACCTGCGTGACCTTCGTGATGGCCATGGTGAGTACACGCCTGGCTACTGGGTCACTTGCAAATCACTTACTGGCCGTGCTCTGTACTTTGAAACGTACTTGACTGAGTACGGTGCGTTGTATGACAAGCTTCCGATCAGTGCATTTCTTGCGTGGGATCCCAACCATCCGGAAAAACCAGAAAGTCCAACACCAGACTTGGAGCTAACCGACCTGCAGTTTTGGAACGGGTTTGACACCGGGCTTACGGTTATTGAAAAGAACTTGATTTATAACATGGAGTTTCAAGTGATGACACGCAGTGCCGGTGTAATGACGGGCACATACCTATTTACGATTGACAACTATCATCCACATAGGAACGAACCTGACTTTTACTTTGCGGAGTTTCCCGATGAACACAAATCTCACAACATTGTGGTTTTGGACAACGGTCAAATTGGCGCTTATCCCAATAACCGTTGCCGCATGGTTGATCCATCACTAAGCAATCATGACCTTAAGACCCCAGACTTTAAGGTATCAACCCGATACTTTGATGTAGAACACGCCCCCAAATGGGGTCGTCTTGGGGAATGTGATGACTATTTCTGGAAGACACCCAACGAAAAAGATGTAGAATAAATCTGTTCCCGCTCTCTTTTGATCGGGCAGATAGAGGGCAAGCCACTGTTACATCCTTGAGGTGTATCACGCTTGCTCCATCTATTCGGGGATTAGCGCAGTTTGGTAGCGCATCTGCTTTGGGAGCAGAGGGCCGCAGGTTCAAATCCTGCATCTCCGATTATCGAGAATCTCAATAAACCACGTTTATCAAGAATCCTGATAAATTATATTTACGTATGACAAAAAACTATACGTGGCTTGGACTGATGCCAAAAAACGTATCGACAAGAATCGACAGAAGCTTCTGGAGTACAAGAAGACTTTGCAGTGCAAGCAGTGTGGGTTGGATGATCACCGTGTCCTTGAGTTTCACCACATAGGTGATAAGGATAACAACATCTCATCCATGGTTAACCATGGTTACGCCTGGAGCAGAGTAGAAGCAGAGATTGAGAAGTGCATACCGCTCTGTTGCAACTGCCACAGGCTTGAGCATTGGGTTAATTAACGGAAGAATAAACCGCCTGCCTCTGAGATTCCCAGTTCAGGAATTGTCACGGTACCAAAAGGAGTTGGGAACTTCCATTTACCACCGCGTTTGCGGGCAGCTTCTGCACGTTGCAGCTGCGCTTGTGCTGCTTTTTTATCTGCTGCGGCATTGATTTTAGACGAACCACCTAATTGAGAAACAACTGCAACTGGATTAGCAATACGTAAAGCAGTAGCAGCGGCAGGGATTACAGCAGCAGCAGTTTGTGGAGCAAGACGTTGAGCAAGTCCAGCACCAGCACCAACCACTGGAGCAAGTGCTGTACCAATTGCATATTCTTTTGCAACTTGAGTAGCTGCTTTACGTGCGTCACCTTGTTCAATAGCTTGCCTAAACTCTGGATCAAACAACGGAACAGAACCAGCAATGTCTGTTGTTGTATTAAAGCCAGTTCGTATGGCATTTTTAATACCTGGCAGTGCTTTTCTATAGGCTTCAATTTGTTTTGCTTTAGCAGCAGCATCTACCAATACATCTTTTGGATCAATATTGGCGCCTTTAAAAACATTAGTAGTATACGCAACAGGATCTAAGTTAGCGTTAGCACCCAAATTTGCTGGATTCAAGTAAATTCTTCCTTCTGGCCCTATATCTACTGGAGCAGCAGCGGCAAATCCGCGTGTTCCTGGTTGTGCACCACGGGCAGTGGTAAGGGCTTCATCAAGAGCAGTTTTAAGAGTTACATCTTCTTTTAAATCTTGGAAGAAATTAGGATCTCTGAACATTGATTTATTCCATCTGCCTGCTACATCATTTGTATCCGCTGCAATAGGAGCAACTTGACGCGTGGAAGGCAGCCGCGGCTCAGGCCCAATTGTATCTTCTAGAACATCACGAACCGTGCGGCCACCAATAGCTTTGTCTCCCAACAAAGCCTGATATACACGCAAATCTCTTTCAAATTCAGGAGACGCTACTTCAATTCCCTGATTTTTAAGACTATTAATTGTTTCAGGTAAAACATAGCCTTTGCTCATTTCGTTTAAAGCATCAGCTCTAAGCTCCCATTGTTTTGGCGCCTCCCTTAAAGTAATTTGCTCTGGTGTATTAAAGAATTGTTCTTCTTTTTCAATAGCAGCCCTAAGAACGGGAGCTGCTTGGTTGATTTTATTTTGTAATTCTTGAACGTAAAGATCTTGATCTACAGTAGGAACTAAGGGTGCATTCATTAGAGACAGTGGATTTCCATAAGGGATGCCACCTCTGTTGTATCCACCAGCAATTCTTTGTGTTATTACACGGGGAGGGCCGTAGGATTTTGTGGGATCACTGCCCATAAATTCATCTAGGGCTTCATTGCGTTTAATGAGAGCTTCACGTGTGCGTGCATTGTCCCATTCAACGGAGCCTCCGTGCTTGAACGCATTCCAGTTTTGATTGACTTGATCGTAAAACTCTTGCCCCCTTTGAGCCATTGTATTGAATTCTTCTTGACTAATTGGAGGACTCAAGAAAGATTCAACTCTATTTTGATCACGGAACAACGAACTTCCTTGCGCAGCGCCACGCTGTTGAACAAGAGTTCGACCAGTCATCCTTGCGTTTCCACGCGCAACATCTATTGCGTTTTCATAAGCTTGTCCAGGGTCTAAACCATCAAGAAACTCAAGTTGCTGTGTTAGTCCCTTAAGACCAATACGATTTGTTCCAAGTGGAGTTGCACCGACATTTTCTGCAATTGTGATTAGTTCTTCTCCGCGCAATGTATTACCTACATTGGCAAAGTCATGCATTGCGTCATGCAAAATTAATTCATTTCCATATGGCTGATATGTTTGCGGGTTCTTTACTATTGCCTGCCCCGGTTTTTGCCCGGGGAAGTACTGATCTAAAAATCTTTGAGCTCGTTCGTTAACAGTTTCTGTATTTTTAATATCAACAGGTTCTTCTGTAAAATCAAACTCTTTTCCAAATGGCGCAACGTTTGGTGCGTAATCTGTATACTGTTCATTAAACACAGGAACCCGTTTTGGGTATAGTTCTTTAAAGTCTGTTACAGGCAAGTCACTAGTTGGTCCTTGTGCAAAACCCCAGTCAACTCCTTTTCTAAGTCCAAGTTCAGTTTTGTTTGGGTCTGTAGTGGTAAAAGGTTTGTATCTAGTGGGAAAACCCGGATTCAAAAGTCCAGCAGGTCCTCTATTCGTATAGTTTTCTGCAGCAATTTGACTAGCCTTTTCAGCTGTAAATTGTTCCGCTTGTTGAGCTAACTGTTGTTGCTTTGTGGCTTCAAATTGAGCAGCACGATCATACAAGCTTTGCAGTTCACCTGCTAAAGGTTGACCAGTTTTAGCAGCATTAACAATTGCTGCATTTAATTTAACGCGTTCTGCAGGTGTTAATTCCATCAACCATTCCGCAACGTTGCTTTAATAAACCAAGCAGCCTTAAAGGCTTGGCCACAGAGGTCAGCCATGTAGTTCTGAATATCGATAGCACCCACCTTGGCAGCAATGGGCTCCAGCTTTTTGGTCTTCATGCCCAGCTCTTCCAGGTTTTTGTAGTACGTGGTGAGCTGATCATTACCTTTGTAGCTGGTAACATGCTGGATTCCAGGGCCTGCATCAGCCAGACCCCTGGCGCACATTGGCATCAGGTAGTCCATTGACCTGATGAACTCACCCAACGTATCGAACTGAGTCTGATGAGCTTCGTACTGGTCTTTAAGGAAGCCATGCACCCCGAGGAAGTTCGACCCCTCGTAGTTCAGGTGAATGAGATGGGACTGTGTCTGAAGTTCCTTGAGGTAGGAGCAGAGGGAAATACATTGTTGGATGAAGGCCCCGACATCACCATTCTTTGATTTACTAGGAGCTTTAGGTTTGGCCTGTGGCTCAGGAGTCACCCCATTTCGGGGTGTTTCCACCCCCATCTGGGGTGGTTGCTGAGCTTGAAGACCAGGAGTATACATAATTTTTTTGCAGTAATCCTATTGTAACGCGAAGTAATTACACAATTTCAAACCAAGACAAGTCTGTGTACACTTTTGCACCACTGATAGTTGGAGCAGCAACAACGGTAAACACATCACTGACACCAGATTGAGTACGGCCCAGCTGGAAGTTAAAGTCCCGTACATCACTCAATGAGAGTGTGCCATCAGAAACAATGTAACCACCAACAACATCGGTACCACCACTTACACCTGTTGCAGTGGTGTCGTACTGAACATTGCCGTTGTAATGAGTCTGCCAGTTTTCACCACTGAGTGTTGCATTAAGTAATACTTTGTACTGAATAATGTCTGGTTTGTTGTTTTGTGTTTGCTCAAGCGCAATACTTAAATTGGCTGGAATCACAACACTATCTGTACGGCCTGATGCCATACGGATTGAAACCAGCGGATAAGTTGCGCCAGATGAAGTGAGTGTTTTAGGCGTAGTACTGGTAGCAACGTTATAACGCCTAGTAAAACCCTCATAGCCACCTTCGGATGCAACCGTTGCACAGATTTGTTTTGCCGTAGAGCTAGATGCAGTTGTACCAAGATTTTCAATTTCTTGGCGCAATGGCAGCACTGCTGTTGTCATGTAGCTTGTGTTGTTTTGATTGTCGTTGTGGAAGATGTGAGCAATCTCCATATGCCCATCAACCACAAAGCCAGCACGGACATCACCTACACCTAGCCATTCAATATCCATCCAAAAGATATTGGCTTTAGATGAATCTAAAACTCGAGCCGATGGACCATTGCCATTAAACGTATCGTAGTTCCAATTGCTTTGAGCAACACGTGTTTCGTTAACAGTGCCGCTTACATAACTACGCAGAACAAGATTATGTGTTGTGCCGCTTTGTTCAAAATAGATTCCGTTCTGTGCACCAAATAAACCAACGCGTTGTCTTAAGTTTGTTTTACCAGAAGCAAAAACAAACGATGACATATTCAAAAAGGATTTCCCTGGCTGGTAGGGAAACACACGTTTGGTTTCTCGATAAATGTAATCACCCGAAAGAGTAGTTACATTTAAATCAACAACGCTTTGATTGACTTGATAAGTTGTTGTTCCACTAACACCAGTAACAGTGGTCCACTTATCATTCTCTTGATAACGATGCTGGCTATCAAAGATCGTATACAGTTGTGAAATTCGTTGCCGCCCAAATGCATCACCAGCTGTTGTACCTGGTTGCGTATAAACAACAGCACCGGATGTAGTCGATACTTCTAGGGGGCGCCCACTACATGTCTGAACTTTATGTACTGGGTAAAGGTTTTCATCTTTTGGATCTCTATAGTTAGGCATTGTTTTTTTAATTACTTAAAATTATTCTAAGTTCAATAGTTTATACATAAAAAAGCAGTGACCTTACGGCCACTGCACAACATATTAAATTCAATCAATTCTTTTCTACATTTTGCAAAAGTTTGAGTAACGCTTGATTTTCATCTGCATTTTTTTGGTAGTACTGCCAGTTGTCATAAACAACTTGTAGTAGTACTTCAAAGAATTCATTGCTACTCAATACGTTAGTATCTACAAATTCACTAACGGTGTCGCCAAGGTATTCCCTTAGTCGCTCTTTTGCTTTGCCTTTAGATTCTTGAAAGAAACCAGACCATTTACCATCTGGCACCGTAAACACATCAGCTTCTGGTTTGAAATTTGTTTTGATGTAGTTAGATGTTTTTGCATCTGATTCACGTTTGTCTTTTGCAGTTAAAGGATCAGGAGCCCGCAGCTTTTTATTAAATTCCTGGAAGGCTTCTTTATAAACTTGATCAAGGTTGTTTAGTGGATCGGTCTGCGCCAAGGTAGGAAGCAAGATCTGTAACAGCTTGATGATAGCCCTCAAGCCAATCGTCCGATACCAATTGTTTACATTTGGGATTATTTCGTTCTGTTACATAAAGAATGTAATTAATATCCAACTGCCTAAGAGCAGCAATAGGAGATCGATCATCCATAAAAAAAGGGATACTCAATTATGGAGCATCCCTTTATTCTAAGTTGTAGTCAGGATTACGAAAGAATAACTTCTTGTCCTTCGAACTTACCTGCTTCTAAATCACGGACAAATTCAAGACGACGGAAGTATTCGTCGCGTGCATAAGGCCCTGCTTCATTAACACAGAAGTCGTGCCACAGCCCGGTGTAAAGACCGTTGGTGCGAGCAGAGCACTGGTACATGTGCTCCATGAAGTCTGCTTTCTTTTGTTCAGCTTTGACATCCCAGTTGCGGAGTTGTTCTTTTAACCAGGGAGTATCAAAGGCACCGGCAGTACGGAGCTTTTTGTCAAGGTCGTCAGTCATTGAAATTAACAGCTGTTGTAGAAGTATAGACACCTTTGACGTGAGGACTTAGCTCAAATAGAAGATCATCAAGATCGTCTTGTAGCGCCTCTGCAATTTCTTCTGCGGTCTTGCCACCAAAAGAATTGTATTCAACGTCAATGTCAACCGCAAAAGATACGGTCAACCTTGGCACAACAACAGGTTCCATTTAATCCAAAGAAGACTTCAATACTTTAGCAGCAACTTTATCAAGTGCCGAGAAGACGTTCTAAAGAATGAACCTTAACAGTTTCGTAATAACCAAGACGTTCTTGAATCAAGTTGGAATAATTGATGGCAGCATCAACCATTTCTTCTGCATCCATAGATGCAGCTAAATGCTCATTAGAAAGCATGGCAGCGGTCAAAATGGTAACCGACCACTCCAACTTATTACCAATCAATGCAGGAAGAGGGGTTCCATCTGCAGTGAAGCTCTGTAGTAATTTACTGATCAGCTCTTCATTTGCCATGGAACCCCAACTGCATTGTTAGGTTATTTTACTTCAGTTGTTTTTATCACCACGTGCGGTTACATACCAATAGGCATGGCGTGCATTCTGGTGAAAACGTTTGCCTGAAAGTAGTTTAATCTTGCGCTCTTCCAGCTCATCAAGCTTTGATTCTTGATAAGGTGAAATCTCTCGGTTGTCCTCACAAATCATGCTGATCTCAATATCAAGCATGTCGATCTGCATCTGGAAGTCATCGACTGATTGTTGATGACAGCACATCATAATGTGTGCGTCCTCTAAGTCAGTTGGTGGAGTCAGATTCTTGTAAAAGCTCTCCGAAATATTCGGGTGCTTGTGCTTCCATCCGCTTGGTAGAGAAGAGGCGGTTTTTTCGGATTGCATATTGTTGTTCAACTTTGACTCCGGACGGGATGTGTTCACCGTTTTGGTAAGCGTTGCGGATTGCATCAAGGTTTGGGAGGGTTTCGGTTTTTGTTTTGGGTTCTGTTCTATCGGATAGAACTTCTCCTGACATTGAACGTACCACAATTCTTTTGGTTGTGGTGACTTCCTGCTCAATGCAGTACTTGCTTCTTTCTTCAGTGTGCCAAAACTCTGGATCCGATGTGATCTCGACTGTAAGTTCTTTCTTTTTTGAGAGAACAAACTCATAGTTTCTACCCTGAATCCTGTTGGAGTCCAGCGGCAGTGACCGCCGTAACCAACTTAGCAGGTTCTTGAGTTGATTCAGTTGCGACTCATGATGTCGCTTGGCCTGGGTAATTAGATCCCCTTCTTTCTTAATGCGTTCCAGAGCGTCTTCATGGGCAGCCAACGCGTAATAGATGCGATCAATCTTTTCAGACCGTAGGTTGGCGCAACATTCCAACTCGGCTTTTGCCAGTTCCTGGGACTCAGGAGTAAGGAGAGGAAGAGAGCGTTCCAGGGCACCATAGTGCTCGTACAGCTTGATGATGTTGAGATCTTCAAGTTTAGTTTGAGTGATTTTAGACATGGGTTGAAATGAGTTTGGTTTTATTCGATGATTGGATCACCTAGTATCAAGGTGAAATCTTCTAGTTCATCAATGCAGATGTAATGGTTTTCATCATCTTTGGGATCTAACAATTGAACATAGACTTTCTCGTCTTCAATGGAGATGCCTGTATCATTCCAAATAAACTTAACTCCTTTTTTACTGATTAATGTTTTGCCCTCAAGATCAGAAAAGCTGTGGAAGTTGTTGTAATTAAATTTCATTTTTAGGAAAAAGAATAAGATTGAATTTTGTTTATAACATAGGTCAGCAGCATGCCTGCCGCTGCCCATAAAAGATCTTTAAACACCGGAACTACGGTGGCAAACAAAGATTCAAACATGAGTTGAAGTGAAGTGGGTAGGCAGTTTTACGTCGTACCCAGGACGGCCTCTCAGGGCTATACCCGCTATTGCAGGCGTGGTTAGTCTACCAAACCTGTCAAGCCTTCAGTCGTGGTTTCGACCAGCTTGCCGATGTAGTCAACAAGTGCTTCAACCTTGGCATTGACTGATTGGATTTCCTCCATCAGCTCTTCCCTGGATGGAGTCAAACCAAAGATATCGTTGTCTTTGATTGCCTCAGGGTTGTTGACCTTTTGGTACCGACGACAGTCATCGTTGGTTGCATAGACAGCTTCTTGATACATGTCAAGGGCTGTTTTGAAGTCAACATTGCCAACACCCTCAGAAGAAAGGATGTTGCAGCTGAGGAGGTAAAGCCTGGCAGCAAACCTGACGTTGTCTTCAAAGAACTTTTCGTACTGTTCAGTAGAAAGGCCGTAGGTGTCAATCGACATAGCAAGCGCAAGCTTCGTAGAGTGAATCAATAATAAAGGCTTCTTGACCTTTTGGACCTAAGTCTGTCCACCATTGCAGATCAGGATCATTTTCGTCCCAATCGATTTGAAGAATACTACCACCGTCTGGTTCATCAATCCATTCAATCTGTAGCTTTTCGATCGAGTTCGGATTGCACGTGGCCAAGGAGTAGGTTTTCTGCATAGGTTTCACAATCAGTTTTGATCTCTGCACCAAGTTTAACAAGACCCCAGTAGGTGTCTTCATCAACTTCAAGGTGCAAAGAGTATTTGCCGTTGGCTAACATCATGGGTAACTCAGATACTTTTAAGGCAAGTGATAGTGCATACTGACGTAGTTCATCATCCATCATTGCTTTTTAACAGCAGCTTTGAGTTGTGGCAATGAGACGCCAGGGAAAGGTGTGTAGCCAGCCTCCATCATATTGAAGAAAAGATCCCACGCATCATGCTGCGTGAAGACTTCTTTGGGTTTGTAGGTACGCCAGTGGGTCAGTGGTGCCTGTGCTCCTGACTTGGTGTGGAGCAGAACAAAACGTCCATCACTGACGTGATCAGAGGGAGGTGCATACCACCAGGCCACACACTTCTCAGGTGTACCGCTGGGGCTAGCGTTAC